AGATAAAAACTACAGGTGCTAAAAGTTTAACTGGTCTTAAAGAGAAGAACCGTAAGCGTCGAAGCACTCGAGTGAAAGGTTCAGAAGAGGAAGTTCAAAACTTACTCGAGATGCAGCGAGAGGCTGTTCAACAGAAAATGAGCGAGGCTGGCGGCGGCGTTATAAAGAAGGGCATTGGTGGATTAAAAGGTCTACAAGAAGCCTATAAACTGCAAGAAGAATATAAAGAAGCCAAGTCTGGCGTTCAATCGCGTTATGGAAAGTTTGCAAAGGCATTTGGTCTTGCTGATGAGAAACAGGCTGCAATGCTCGATAAGTTTTTCGGAAAAGAAGTTCCGAAAGAAGAACTCGAGAAGATGCGCGAAAAGTTCAAGATCAAAGATCCCAAGGCTGATGAAGGTAAATCAAAGGCAACGAAGGGATTGAAAAAACAATCTGAGAAATCAAAACTTCGTGACGAACAGATTACAAAGATCTACGAGTTATCTGAGAAAATTCATGAGATCGTAGGTGGTATCAAATCTTCTGTTGACGGTATTGCGAATAAACTTCGCGCCAGTCCAGCCAAAGCAGCACCAAAGTCTAAGAAAGAAATGCGTAAACTTGAGAAGAAAGCAGGTCTCAAGTATTCAAAAGAAGCCAGTCGATATCGAGATGAGAAAACTGGCCAATTCGTAAGCAAAGAATCTGCAAGACAGCGAATGAATATTTCGCCAACTGCTTCTGCAAGTAAGGCAACCGCCACATCAACAGCTTCGGCAGCGGGAACATCAGGTGCCGCAATGGCTCCAACAGCAACTCCTGCAGTTGATGCGGATTTGAAGAGTCAAACATTAAAAGAAGCCGCACCAGAAGAACAGAAAGACGAAACTGGCGATAAACTTGATAAACTTTCGAAAGAGGTAAAGAAAGTTAATGAGGGTGTTGAAGAAATTCTCGATATTTTCTCACTCAAAAGTTTCTATAAACTGATTGGTGGTGCAATTGGATTTGCTTTCCCTTTCTTAAAGAAAGCAGTTGAGTTCATTTGGGACATTGGTAGTAAAGGTGTTAAATGGATAGTTGATCTTTCAAAAACTGTTTGGGAAAATCTTCGCGATTTCTTGACTACCATTAGACTAGACATTCCAGAAATAATGGGTCCTGTTGAGATTGATCTTCCAGGACTTGATCCATTTACGCTTGGACCAATTGGTGGGTTTACTTTTGAGCCATTCAAGTTTTTGAAAAAACCAATTGAATCACCAGACAAAGTCACACCGCCAGCAGAAAATTCACAAGAAGAAAAGAAATCATCAGCTACTGCTAGTGGTGGTGGTGGCGGTGGTGCACCATCAGCGGCTCCTAGTGCACCGCCAGCAGCTGCAAGTGCACCACCAGCGGCTGGCGGTGGTGGGGGTGGTGCTCGTGCCGCGCTTCAGCTAATGCCAGGTGACACTCTCGAGATCACTGCAGCAGCAGGAGGTGGCGCAGCGGGTGCAGGTAGTGGCAGTGGTGGCAGTGGTGGCAGCGGCGGTGGCGGCGGTGGCGCACCAACGGCAACTCCTTCTGGATCAAATATGCCAGGTGGTTCTGCTCCAGCCGCAGGTGGTGGGGGTGGTGGTGCAGGTGGTGGTGCAGGTGGTGCTGTAATTGGTGTTGTAAAAGGTGCGATGGCTGAATATGGAATTACGAACCCATATGCTCAAGCAGCACTACTTGCAAATATTGAAAAAGAATCTGGGTTTAAACCAAAATCAGAAAATCTAAACTACACCTCTATTGAAAGAATTAGAACCGTATTTACTCGTCTCAAAAAATATAGTGATGAAGAACTTCAAGCAAAGGCAGTGAAGAATCCAGAAGGCATGGCTGAATTAGTTTATGGAATGAACGATAAAATCGGTCGAAGCATGGGTAATACAGAACCAGGAGATGGTTGGAAATATCGCGGTCGTGGATTTATTCAGATTACTGGTAAGAATAATTACGCCAAATATGGTAAGATGATTGGTGTTGATTTGATCAGTAATCCAGATCAAGCAAATGATCCAGCAGTTGCTGCCAAACTTGCAGCTGCATTTGTGATGGCAGGATTAAAAGGTAAACAAGATTTCTCTGATCAAAAGACAGCTAACCGTGCAGTTACTCAGACAATTGGTGGTGCTGGATTGGGTCTTGATAAAGGATATGGTGCAGAAATTCTCGCCAAGGTTGATAAGTATTCAACAAAGTATACACCAACTGGAGTTCCTGCTGGCGGTACTGGTCAGGCTCCTGGTGGTCCAATGTATGCTGCTGGTGGTGGTGTTGCTTCTGGTCCGCAATCTGGATATCCCGCAACTCTACACGGCACTGAAGCCATTGTTCCACTTGATGGTCAATCATATCAATCTAAACAAGCAGTGACTGCAGTGAGTAAGGCAGTTTCTGGTGAAGAATTGGGGCAGCAGAGCGCAGAAAATTCTATGGCTTCAACTGGTCCAAGTGTTGTTCCAGTACCAGTTCCAGGCGGTGGTGGTGGCGACAAACAAGCAGCACCACCACAAAAATCAGATAACTCTGTAAAGGCTGATGTTCGTTTTGCTGACGATACATTTAATCGCGCAATATCAAAAGATTTCGCGCATCCTACATCATTCACTTCAGTCGGCTTTGCATAAAAAAAAAGGGGGACTTTCGTCCCCCTGAAAACATCAATAGTTTTCTAAAACAGATTATTCTGCAGCCAACTTCTCGAAGAATGCCATGTCATCGTCGACACTAACATCTTCAGCAGTGACTTTCTTGGCTGGAGCAGAGCGAATGACAGGAGCCGAAACTTCCTCATCATCGATACGCTTTGCTGTTGCAGCAACTGAACCACCAGCACCAAGAACCTTATCCAACTTCGCCTTGAGTTCGTCATAGGACTTGAAGTTTTCTGGCTTCAAGAAATCCTTGAGCGAGTGAGCAGACTTCCAAACCTTTTCGATCTGCGCGTCGTCGCCATTGAACAATGCAGCAGGAGATTCAAACTCCGACTTGTCATAGTTGCGATAGCCTTCGACATTACGAATCTTGATCTTGAAGTTTGCACCCTTCCAGAAGTCAAACGGATTCATTGGTGTCTCATCAGCAAACTGCGGCTCAAGTTGCTCCTTGATCTTGTCGAAAATCTTCTTTCCGAACTTGAACAAGAACACCTTACCTTCATTTTGCGGACGCTTTGCGTCAGAGACCACAAGAATGTTTGCAATGTAAGTCAACTTGCGCTTCTGTTTACGAGCGATTTCCTTATTTGCTTCGATACCTGAGTTCCACAGAACTGTGTTGTGCTCAGAAACAGGATCGGTCTTTCCAAGAGTTGTGAGAGAATTCTCAATGTACCAACCACCTGGACCTTGGAAACCATGGGACCAAATTTGAACCCAAGGAAGACCATCTTCACCGTCAACGGCTGGCGTATCGAGGAATCGGACAACTGCGTATCCGTTGCCAGCAGCGTCAACTTCTGGTTGCCAAAAACGATCATCAACATTTTTGCCGCCAGTGTTACCTGCAGAAGAGGCTTCGACTGCCTTCTTCAACTTATCAAGGGATGAACCCTTCTTAAGACTTGATAGACTCATTTGTATTCTCCGTATATCGTTGTATTAAATGTATATCGACTTGTCCACTTTTTCATCATCACAATATCATTATATAGTATTTCAGTCAGCAAGTAAAGTTTCTTTTGTTAAAGTCTTGTACTTGTCGACATTCACATTCAAGAATGAACCGTACTTGCGGATCTTTCTTGAAATCTTGGGATAGATAATATCATCACTGATCTTCTTGTCCCAGATTCGAATAAAGTCGAAGATGTTATTGAGGATTACCATTGTTTCCATTGTTACTTCGTTTTGCATAAACAATACTAGTAACTTTGGGAACTGACCTTCTTCAACTTTAAATAGGTCATTGAAATTATCTTTGGTTGCAATTTTCTGCAAATCGTCAGAATAGATTTTAGTCATCGAATCCGTTCGTCGTTTCCAATCCCTGTAAGTTTGCTCAGCCTCTTCTTCAAGCAAACTTTTGGTCCAATTATCGTCACTGTGTACAAAATTAGCAACCAGAAATGGAACCATCTCATCGTCGCGATACTTGCGCGCAAGACGGTGAAATAAAAACTTGTCACGACGCTTTTGAAATGCATCTATCGATACTCGTGTTTTACCATCGTAGTGAAAGAAATTATATTGCTCTGTGCTAAAATGCAACTTGATGGCTTGATAGGTGCAATATAGATCGTATCCGTTCATAACGGAAGTCTGCTACCTCGCGGAAGAAATCTTAATTCCATCGCTTCACCCTCAATGATGCTCTTTAATGATTCATTGATGAGTGTTGCAGCAACCTCAATTTCAAGATTGTTTCTTTCACAATATGTTGCAATTGCATCCATATGATCAATCTTTTCTTTAAGAGCCATCTCCATAATCATTATAGAGAAGTTATTCTTTTCTTCGCGACTTGCCATATTAGATCTCATATGCACTCAAGGAATTGTTTAACTGCTGAGTGACGCGAACAAATGTCGTGCGCTTACTCAACTCCTTCAATTCACTTGCTCCAACATAAGTACATGCCGATCGTAGACCACCCAGAATATCCTGTAGTGTTCTACTTACTTCACCGCGATATGGAATCTCTACTGTCTTACCTTCACTGGCGCGATAATTCGCAACGCCACCATTGTGTAATGTCATGGCAGTATCTGAACTCATACCATAGAATTGATTTCCACCAAGCGGCGTTGCTCCACCTTCTTTGTGTCCCGCCAGCATGCCACCTAACATTACGAAGTCGGCTCCCGCAGCAAATGCTTTCACAATGTCTCCAGGAACGGAACACCCTCCATCCGCTATAATATGACCCTTGAGACCATGAGCAGCATCTGCGCATTCAATAATTGCACTCAACTGCGGGTAGCCGATACCTGTCATCTTCCTTGTTGTACAGACTGAGCCAGGACCAATACCAACCTTCACAATGTCAACACCAGCGAGAATCAATTCCTCCGTCATTTCTGGTGTGACAACATTACCAGCCATCAACAAAACATTTGGATGATCATCACGGAACTGTTTGATAAAGTCCACGAAACTTTGCGTGTATCCATTCGCAACATCAATACAAACTTTAATGTTCCAATGTTTAACGATGTTTGATTCAACAACTTTATTGAACTTATATAAGTCCGCATCTGAGATGCCCATCGAATAAACGCTGCTGTTGAGTTTCTTTATAAAGTGATCAATCAAATCTTCTTGCGAATAATGCTTCGTAACAGCAACCATCATCTTGAGTTTGTTTAACTCTTCATCCATTTGAAGAGTGCCAACACCATCCATATTCGCAGCAATAATCGGAACACCCTTCCAACTATTACCACTGCGAAATGTAAATGTTCTTTCAAGATTCACAAGACTTCGAGAAGCAAGAGCAGATCGTTTGGGTGTGATCAAAACATCTTTAAAGTCTAACTTCACATCTTCAATTATTCGCATAAAGCCTCAATGATAAAAAATATGCTGACCAATTTTCTTGATAACTCTTTTGCTTTCTGCCCACTCAGGTTCAACATAAGTTGCATGAAAGTATTTTGCAGATCCAATTATACCATAATGGTGTTTGGAAATCAATATATTCTCAGCAATCTTGATTGACTCGCGCCAAGCATCACTATTGCGATATACATTTTTCTTGCCCTCGCAAACCCAAGAGAACTGGCAGGTTCCTCTTGTCTTTTGGTGAACAACACCACAGACTGTTCTTGGAAATTGTCGACTCTTGACGCGATTCATGGTGACTTCAGCAACAGCAATCTTGCCAGCACGAGGCTCACCACCTGCTTCGAAGTAGATGTTGCGAGCGAGGCATTCTACTTCTCGTAGAACTGCTTGCTTTTTCTCATAAGAAAGATTTAGAAACTCAACTTTACGATGGAGTGTTGTGAGTTCTGATGTAAGAACATCATTCGCAATTTGCTGGGCTTCTAGTTTCTCATTCATACGATCTACCATACTATATGGCACAAACATCGTAAAGAATACTAACGCAAAGAGTCCACCAAATCGAATGAACAAATTGTGATTGCGATCAAAATATTTTTCCACATTACAAAGTATATCTACTGCATTCATGTTAGTTGCCTCCATTATTGCAGCGAAAGAAAAGGGTGGTGGTTCGCACCACCACCCCAGACCTTTCTGTTACCGAGCGGTCAACTCTTTGT